ATGAATATTGATTTAAACAAATACCAACATTTTGTAGAGAACGTTACTAGTATGCCAAGTAACGATTTAACTACATTCATGTCAACACTTGATAGACTAGATGCAAACTATGAAGTCTTTGATGGTGTTATGCAGCATGGTCCTGACGCTAATATCCCATTACTTATCACAGCATGTATGGGGTTGGCAGCAGAGTCAGGTGAATTTATTGAGATTCCTAAAAAGATTATCTTTCAAGGTAAAGCACTTACTAATGAAAGTGTGTTTCATATGAAACGGGAACTTGGTGATATCATGTGGTACTGGGTCAACGCATGTAGGGCACTTAATTTAGATCCAAATGATGTTATTGCAGAGAATGTTAAGAAGCTTGAATCACGATATCCTGGTGGAACTTTTGACCCATACTATAGTGAAAATCGAAAAGAGGGAGATTTATGAAAGCTAAAATTAAAAATTTAAAAGTAGACTTGTCAAAAGTAGATTTTGCTGATCCCACTAATGTCAATGATGGTCAAAATGGTAAAATTTTAGAACATGCAATGAGAAAGCAGGGTTTTCCCGTTGATAGTCAATCTACAGTCGATTTACCAAATATAGGTGTCGAGTGTAAAACAAGAAAATCAACATCAAAATCATGTCATACTGTTGGTACAATGACCTATGATGATATTATTAATACACCATGGGACGACACACCTTTCAAACAGAAAATGCAAAAGCAATACAGAGTTGAAATTTCAAAAAATGACATTGATGATACTGTCAGTGCTAAAGGTAAAATTGTAGATTTTAATAGCGAGTTTATACAAAAAGATTTGCGAGAAGCCTATGAGTCCTGTAGGAGTCAATTAAAAAGTCAGGGTAAGGTTATCCCTAAACAAACACTATACGGTGGCAAATTTGGGTTATTAGAACACAAACCCAATAGATCAGGGGCAGGTAAAAGTTATGCTTTTAGGGTAACACATAGCGGCATGAAAGCGTTAACTAACAAATCGATATTAACCGGTCTTTTTGATATAGGGTAAACATACTAAGTATCCAGATAAATAGAATTATTATCTGGAACAAATAATGCCTACAGTACTCAATCTTGACCAATTAAAACAAGAACTATTCGACGGTATACGTTATCGCTTAGGTGACGGTATGGTTGATATTGAATTAGACCCTGAGCATTATGAAGCTGCCTACAAATACGCAATTAAAAAATACAGGCAGCTTGCTCAGAACTCCACAGAGGAAAGCTACACATTAATGACACTTGAAGCGCATACGGACACTTATACGCTTCCAGAAGAATTCATTAATGTCAGACAAGTATTCAGACGTACAGTTGGTTTAGAAACTGGTCCAGCAGCAAGTAGTTTTGACCCATTCAGTAGTGCAATACTAAACACATATCTACTCAACTATAACTACGCAGGTGGCTTAGCAACATATGATTTCTATGCAGGCTACATTGAGTTAGCAGCACGTATGTTTGGTGGATACATTATCTTCACGTTCAATCCAGTCACAAAACAATTACGCATGGTTCGTGACCCTAAGGGTTCAGGGGAAAAGATATTAATTTGGGCTGATATGCAGAAACCCGAAGAAACATTATTACGTGATCCTGGATCGGGTATTTGGCTAAATGATTATATTTTAGCCACATTAAAAATCACGTTAGGTGAAGCACGTGAGAAGTTTGCTAGCATTGCTGGTCCAGGTGGCGGAACCACACTCAATGGCACTGCGTTAAAAGCAGAAGGTCTAGCTATGCAACAGCAATTGATCCTAGATATTAAGAATTATGTGGATCACAGTCAACCATATACTTGGGTAATAGGTTAACCAGAGTATTATGTCTTTCAATCTTTTTGTAATAAAATAGACATGTTACAAGGAGATAAAATGCTAGTCAGCGTCACTGGATTTATTGGTTCCGGCAAAGATACTATTGCCGACTACCTCATCACAGAACACGGTTTTAAAAAAGAGAGTTGGGCTGGTAGCTTAAAAGATGCTGTTAGTCACGTGTTCGGTTGGGATCGTGAACTACTTGAGGGTAAAACGAAATACAGTAGAGAGTGGCGTGAACAAATAGATCCTTGGTGGAGTGAACGACTTGAAATGCCAAAGCTTAGTCCACGATGGGTTTTACAACAATGGGGTACTGAAGTAGGTCGTCAAAGCTTCCATAACGATATTTGGATAGCAAGTTTAGAAAACAAACTTAGACAAAGTAAAGATGATATTGTCATCACAGACACAAGATTCCCCAACGAATTAAAAGCAATCAAAAGACTAGGTGGCATAACAATTAGAGTTCATCGTGGTCCTAAACCAGATTGGTATGAAGATGCTATTTCTGTCAACAAAGGTCCTAAACATATAGGCTGGTCACTAAGCAAAGACAGATTATCAAAGCTAGGAATACACCCTAGTGAATATAGCAGTGTTGGCTTACAATTCGATCATGAGATTCATAACGATGGGACTATCGATGATTTGTTTGAGTGTGTAAAGCATATGCTACAACTTTAAATATCAGCCTCTAAATCTCCAAGCTTCCATATAGGTTCTCTGCGTTTAACCGTCTCAACACAGTTAAGGCAAATTGTTCTAAGATTTGATAGTTGGTTATTGTTAAGATCACCGTCCATGTGATATACTACTAATTGACTATCATATTGCCTTAAGAATCCACAAAGATCACAAGTAATCTTTTTCTTATATCCTAGCTTCTTCCATCTAGGTTCACTGGGTGATAGTTTTCTGCCCTTACGTATACAGTCCTCACAGCGTTTACGCCAATATCTTACACCCTTTCTATAATAGTTAGGGGCACAGTGATTCTTATTGCATACAGTGCATATAGGTCTAGACATGAAAATATTTAACTCTTTATAAAGAGTTGCTAATCCTTTTTTTCTAGAATTTTTCATAAATAATAATATTACTAGGGAGTTAACCCTCAAAATCATAACATAAAGGAAAATTAAAATGGCATTAGTATCTCCAGGCGTACAAGTTACAATTATTGATCAGAGTCAATATTTGCCAGCAGCCTCAAATTCAGTTCCGCTAGTTATTCTAGCGACGGCACAGGACAAAGCAGATGCAACAGGAACAAGTGTAGCAGAAGCGACTACAAAAGCAAACGCTAACAAATTATATCAAATCACTAGTCAGCGTGACCTCATCAATCTATTCGGTACTCCATTCTTCTATAAGACAACTAATGGAACACCTATCCAAGGTTACGAACTTAATGAATATGGCTTATTAGCTGCATACTCATTAATGGGCATCACAAATCGTTGCATGGTTCTAAGAGCAGATATTGACCTAGCAAGTCTAGTTGGACAAGTAGGTCGCCCAAGTGGATTCCCAGCAGACGGAACATGGTGGTTAGACACAACTAAAACAACATGGGGTATCTACGAGTTCAATGCAACAACAGGTAAGTTCGCTGAAAAAGCTCCTATAGTTATTACTCTAGACAACTATATGGATAGTGGTTTCCCAAGAACTGCTATTGGTAATATTGGAGACTATGCTATTGACGCAAGATACAAGACAAACGAAGATCCATTAAATGATGGACAATACTTTTTCAAAACAAGCTCTAATCTATGGGTAAAATTAGGTGGTAGAGAATGGTTAAATTCTATGCCTACAGTAGTAGGTACAGGTAACCCTAAAGTATTTGACGGTGTTACTGGTGATCTAACACAAGAACAAGTCAATAGAATTCAAGGAACAACATTCCTAATTGATTTCAATAATGAATATACTATTCAGGTTACATGTACAGGTAATACAGTTTTTGATATTGCAAATGATATTAATGCATTAAACTTAGGTTATCTACGTGCTGACGTAAGACAAGAAAAATATCTTGCTTTATACTTAAGCTCACCATACGGTGAAACTTATATTAGATTTATTGCTGATGTTTACGATGATAGCGTTACAGCAGAAAAGCCAGCAGGAGAAACTATCCTTGATTACTTAGGCATCAATCCTAATATCTATTATTATCAGCCTGGTTTCGTACACGGTAATTCATTTGAACAACCTGCTTGGACTAAGAGTCAAGTTCGTCCAAGACCAACAGGTAGCGTATGGATTAAAACAAGTTCAGCTGGAAACGGTATGAATGTTGCTATCAGCAAATTTAGCAACTCTTTACAGTCATGGGTAAACAAGAGTGTAAGATTATATTCAAGTATCGTTGAGGCAACATATCAACTAGATCCAAGCGGTGGTAAAGCTATCCCAGCCGGAACAGTAATAGGTGAATATGCCAATGGTAGAGAAAGTCCTGGAAGTCCTATGTACTTCTATGAAAGAATCGCTACAGGACCAACTATTGTAACTGGTGCAGTTTCTAATCCAACATTCAATGTTGGTGATAGATTAGTTGTATGGACAAGCGTACCTAACAGTGCGAATATTTCTGGACCATACACAGTAACTATAGCCGGTAGCACAGTACAAGACTTTGTAACAGCATGGAGTGCTGCAAATATTCCTAATACAAGTGCAACTATCACAAGTTCAGGTCAGATTCAATTGAAGTATGACTTAGGTGGTGAGATCGCTTTATCAGTTCCAGGCAATAACAGTAACCAAGCTGTACTAACAGCAGCAGGATTTATCCCTGGTGTTACAGAAGGTCTAATCAGAGCGTTCCCTGCAAGCGTACAAAACAACGGTGCAACACATACTAGTGGTACACGTATTTCAGGAGTGTTTAACGGATCTGATGCAACATTTAGTATATTAGCCTCAGGTAAGTTATACTACATTAACCAAGTTGTTAATGGTGGTACACAATACAAAGTAGGTGATCGTTTAGTAATTCCTGGAACACAATTAGGTGGTTTAAGCCCATTACATGATTTAACAGTTCAAGTTGTTGAACTAGAACCAGGTACAATTACGGGTGGTATTAACTATGATGTTAATGGCGTAACTGTAAACGTTGGTGGTTCAGGTGCTATTAGAAACAGTGGTGGCAAGATAGGTATTGCTTATGTTTCTGGTGCTCCTAACTTAGGTTACTTCTTAGGTGCTACAAACTGGAGAAGAATCAATTACATCGCTAACGAAGGTGCTCCTGTAACAGCTCCATTAAACAATACAAACTGGTTCCACAGTGTTGTTGATCAAGTCGATATTCTAATCAATAAAGATTTTACATGGAAAGGTTACAGACAAACTGCATATGACGAAAATGGAAACCCAGCTGCATATGGTACAAATAACACTGATCCAAACGGTGTAATATTTGCTGCTGAGCCTCCTAAAACACAAACTGATGCTATCAGCCCAGTAGTGTACGGTGATCTATGGTTAGATACAGCAGACTTAGAAAACTATCCAGCACTATATCGTTGGCAGAAAGTTGACAACGTTGATCAGTGGGTAAAGATTGATAACACAGATCAAACATCAGGTGATGGTATCTTATTTGCTGATGCACGTTGGGGAAGTTCAGGTGATATTGATCCTGCTATGGATCCACTACCAACAACACAGAGTTTATTACAAAGCAACTATGTGGATTTAGATTGTCCTGATCCTAACTTATATCCTCAAGGTATGATCTTGTTTAATACAAGACGCAGTGGTTATAATGTAAAACAGTACAGAACTAATTGGTTTACAGCTAAAAAATATCCAGACGCAGATTTACCAATCGTTAAAGATACATGGGTAACAGTTAGTGGATTGAAGCCAAATGGTCATGCATACATGGGTCGTAAGGCACAACGTAACATGATTGTAGAAGCTATGAAAGCTGCTGTAATGACTAGCATGGCGATTCGTGAAGAAGATACATTTATGAATCTCTTGGCAGCACCAGGATATCCTGAGTTACAGCCTGAAATGGTAGCATTAAACAATGAGCGTAACAACACAGCATATATCTTAGGCGACACTCCAATGAGATTGAGAGATCAGGCTACTGATATTGTTGCTTGGGCTAATAACGCAGCATTGGCAACAGGTACAGGCGAAGATGGTTTAGTAACACGTGATGAGTATATGGGTATATTCTATCCAAGTGGAATTGCAACTGACCTAACAGGTGCAGCAGTAGTTGTTCCTGCAACTCACATGATGTTGCGCACATTCTTACGTAATGACACAATCGCTTATCCTTGGTTAGCGGCAGCGGGTACACGTAGAGGTACTATTGATAATGCTACTAACATTGGTTACTTAGATGCTAAGACAGGTGAGTTCCAAGTAGTTAAGAATCGTGTTGGTATACGTGATGTATTGTATAGCAATCAGATTAACCCATTAGCATTCTTCACTGGAATTGGACTATTGAATTACGGTAACAAGAACAGTAAGGATACAATGAGTGCGATGGATCGCACAAACGTAGCACGTTTAGTTGCTTACATACGTGAGCGTCTACAAGTTGTTGCTCGTCCGTTCATATTTGAACCTAACGATGCACTAACACGTACACAAATTACTAGTGTTGTACAAACATTGTTTGTTGACCTGGTTGCTAAGCGTGGTCTATACGATTATTTGGTTGTTTGCGATAACACAAATAACACACCAGCACGTATAGATAGAAATGAACTATGGATAGACATTGCGATTGAACCAGTTAAGGCAGCAGAATTCATATACATACCTGTACGTATTATGAATACTGGTGAAATACAAGCTCTAGGCGGTAAGATTACTTAATCCAAAGTTTGGGCAATTTAGGAAGATAAATACAATTAAGGAGATATAAAAAATGGCAACAGCATCACAATCATTGTTTAACATGACCGTAGGAGCAGACAACACTCCTAGCTCACAAGGTCTGTTGATGCCCAAGCTACAATATCGTTTTAGAGCATTGTTTATTAACTTCGGTGTTGGTGGTTCAACACAAGAATTAACTAAGCAAGTTATGGATATTACTCGCCCAAGTGTTTCATTCACTGAAATACCGATTGATATCTATAACTCTAAAATGTACATTGCAGGCAAGCATGAATGGCAGGCAACTACAATTAACTTACGTGATGATGCATCAGGAAGCGTAGCTAAATTAGTTGGTCAACAATTACAGAAACAAATGGACTTTGTTGAGCAAGCTAGTGCAGCTACAGGACAAGACTATAAGTTTCAAGTTAATTATGAAGTACTAGATGGTGGTAATGGAACATTACTACCTAATGTATTAGAAACATGGGAATTATATGGATGTTTCTTACAAACAGTTAACTATAACAACTTAAACTATGGAACAAGTGAAATGGCTACAATACAGTTATCAATTCGTTTTGATAACGCAGTTCAAAGCCCACTTTCATCTGGTCTTGGTGTACAGGTTGGTCGTGCATTTGGTGGTACTACTGTAACAGGTATCGGTCGTTAATTAGATGTCTGGATTTATTCAAAATTTGTTGGGTGATTCACCCAACAACTTTCTAAAGGGCGTTGCCAAAGGTTTCTTTGGCAACGATTACCTTAGAGATTATCAACACGCAAGTAAAACTTTTAGGTCAGATAGCTATGCTTATGCACCTAAATACAAGTTTCTTTTTCACGTTTATTTTGATATAAATTTAGCATTGATAGGCAACGGTAAAGGTGCCTTCCCAACTGATTCACGTATTGGACTAGCAGTCAAAAACATTCAATTACCAACTTATAGTATTGATACTCATAAAATGAATCAATACAATCGTAAACGTATTGTTCAAACAAAAATCAATTACGATGACATAAACATAAATTTTCATGATGATAACGCTAATTTAATTAGACAGTTATGGTATAACTATTACACTTATTACTTTAAAGACGCAACTAAAACAACAGTTGACGGCAGTACAGGTGAGGGTAAAGCTTTCGATTATAATAAACGCAATGTTTATGATCAAGCTTTAGGTTATGATTATGATTGGGGCTATATTGGTGAAAGTAGTTTAGAGCAGCAAAGCAATCTAGCAGCAAGTTTAGGTTATAGTAAAGCTCCTTTTTTCAGATCGATTAAAATCTATGGATTTAATCAACATAATTTTGTTATGTATCAACTTATAAATCCAATTATTACTAGTTTTAAACATGATACATACGATTATGCTTCAACCAATGGCACGATGGAATCTAGCATGAGTATTGCCTACGAAACAGTGAAGTATTATCAAGGTGCAATTGATGGCAGATCAATTACAAATGGCGATCCACAAAAGAATCCTGCAAGTGATTTTGCAATAGATCATTATGATAAAACACCAAGTCCAATTATGCGTCCCGGTGCTAACGGAACAATCATTGGTCAAGGTGGATTAGCAGATGGAGCAGGTGGCATATTATCAGACTTAAAGAATGGTAATATCTTAGGTGCTATTCAAAAAGGTGGCATGTCTTATCAAACAATCATAGGTGGTGGTGGCATTGGATCAATAATCAATAATGATATTAGAGGTGTTGTTAATGATTCAGTGCGCGGGACACCTAATCGCAGTAATACATTTAACTTCCCAGTTTTTGGCAGTAGCAAATAAATATGGCTAACACAGTAGACGCACCAAAATCAGAATTAGATACTATCACAAAAACATTTGATAAAGATTATCAAAGTCAGATAAGCATCGGTGCAAATGAATACGAGATTGTCAAGAGTTTTTTCCTTGACATGACCGGTAGTGAAAATGTATCAAGTAACTTTACTACTATGTTGTTTAGAATATCAAGTATTACTGGATTATCAGTATTACAGTTATTAGATGATATGAAGGGAAAGTCTAAACTGCAAGTTAACGCATCAATGGCATATTACTTGAATAGCTTAAAATCAAAAACAACATTATATGGAGTTAGTGTCGTACCTGAACCTAACTTTAGTGTTCAAAGAAACATAGTGATATAATGGCAAACTATGCACAAGGTATCTATGAAGTAAGAAATCCAGATAAGTATGTAGGCAATCATAAGCCTAAATACAGATCAGGATGGGAGTTTACTTTCATGGCATTTTGTGACAACAATCCTAGCGTCATTAAATGGGCTAGCGAATCAATCAGAATACCTTATCGTCACCCAATCACAGGCAAACAAACTATCTATGTACCTGACTTCTTTATTATGTATGAGGATAAGTATGGTAGAGTTAATGCTGAGATAGTAGAGATCAAACCCAAAAAGCAAAGTATTATTGAAAGCAAAGTGACAAGTGCTAGAGATAAGTTAGCTGTTGTAGTTAATCAAGCGAAATGGTTAGCGGCTAATGCATATTGTAAAAGTCAAGGTTTAAAATTTAGAGTAGTAACCGAGAACGATCTATTTTACAACGGTAAAAAATCCAAATAAATACTGCTATAGTAAGGAGCAGTATGACAAAGAAACTTTCAGAATTATTCAATCTCCCTGAAGATGAAGTACAAGACGAATCACTTACTGAACCTATAATTCAGGAAGATGTAACAGCGTTAGCCTATTCAAATCTAGAAAAAATTGAAAATGCGTTGCCTATGGTTAGGGGTCTAGAAGCTAGTGACATTGAAATGGACAGTCTAGCTAGCCTAGCTACAGAAAGCTATAAGGATTTAATGGATTTGGGTATGCAAGTTGATAGTAGATTTGCGGCTGAAATCTTTGGTACAGCTGGAACAATGTTGGGTCATGCAATTACAGCAAAAACAGCTAAAATTAATAAGAAACTTAAGATGATAGATTTACAATTAAAGAAAGCGGCGTTAGACCAAAAAGAAGCGGATAGGACTAAAGAAATAACATCTACCCCAATTGGGTCAGGGCAAGTATTAGACCGTAATGAACTGCTAAAGTCCTTACTAGCAAATAAACAAGATAAAGATAAATAATACTATAGGAATTATACCATGAAAAGCCTACGCCAATATTTGACAGAAAGTGCAAGAACTTATCGTTATACGATAAAGATAGCCGGAGATATCGACAGTAAATTTATGGACATGTTTAAGTATAACTTAAACAAGTTCGACCCAGTATCAGTAAGTGATGCTAAGTCTACCCCAATTCAAAAAGACCCATATGGGTTCCCTGATCATCAAAATACTAGTGTCAATATCATCAAAGCAGAATTCAAATACCCAGCAACAGAGCCAATGATACAACAGATTGCTCAATTGCTTGGTAAAAATATAAATGCTATTAGAGTGTTCACTCAAGATCACGAAGATGGTATCAACAGTGAAGCAGAAGGTTATGCTAATCAACCTGACACATTGTTAACTGAACCTGATATGGAAGATAATCCAACATCAAAACAAGCAAGTAAAGATTATTCAAATCAATATCTTGACAGGGTAACACCTAAAAAGCCAAGTATCGATATTCCATACGAGGGTAAGAAAACAGCAACAATTAAAAATAATTCTAAAGAGGGCATACAAACTAAGAGTCCTATGACTAAAATCAATCGTCCTCCAAAGCCAAGTACAGGAGCAAGTAAGTGATGTTAGATTTTAGTACAAGTCAATTATCTTGGATAGTCGTAGGAGCTTGCAGTTTAGGAGGCGGTGGTTATTTAACTATGACTTCTACAGTAGGTGAACTAGATAAGAAAATAGAAATTAGCAATATTAAAGCACAGGCTACCAATGAAAAGTTGATAGTGTTACAAGCTCAATTAGATAGAATTGAAGAAAAATTAGATACTATCAAGAAGTAAAAGGAAATTATAATGGACGCCTCATTTTTTAGAAAATACTTAGACATTCTTTCTGAAAGAGTTGTAGCTGGACAACCTGGAGTTCAACTTACAGGACCTGAACCTACTGATGATCAAATGGCAGATGCTGAGGAGAAACAAAGATCAGCACTTGGATTACCTAGTAAGAAAGCCGACGATGAAGCAACATATCAGCGTCAGTTAAAAGCCTATAAAGCAGGCGACAATCGTGCTGCTGGTCCTTTCTTCAAACCAAGACCAGGTGATGAGATAAAAAAATGAAAATAACTGAAATCATAACTGAGGCTGAAAAATCATGGTGGGATGCTACCAAAGAATTTGGCGCCGAAGTGGGGAAAGAAGTAGCTCACGCACCCAAAGCTGTATATGATGTAGGCAAAAAAGTCGTGTCAGCAACAAGTGACGCAGTTAAAAGAGGTGATGAAATTGCAGCTCAAATAGGTAGGGGTTGGGAAGCAACAAAAAAAGATCCAATGAGAACTGCTAGGATAGGTGGAGAAATAGTAGATACTGGTGTTAGAAGCATGGCTAACATGATGACATTTGGTCAGGCAGATAAATTAGCCGGCGCAGCTAACGCTGCTATGAGCGGTAGCAAAGGTGATTTTAGTTCAAGATATGAGAAAGAAAAAGAAAAAGAATATGCTAGGTCTGCTGAGTTGCGTGACAGAAATCCTGAAGCAGCAATGGTAGGCGATGTAGCCGGTTTATTAGCAAACCCAGCGTTTGGTGCAGGCGCAAAAGTTGCTACATCGTTAGCAACTAAGGCTGCACCTAAGGTCGTACAAAAAGCATTTACTCCAGTTGCAGGACAAACAGCTAAGAACATTGGAAAGAAAGCAGTAACGATCCCGGCTAAAGTAACAACAGGTTTAACAGGTGGATTAACAGCTACCAAAGCAGGAGAAAAGGCAGTAGGAAAAATCGATCCAACTGATCCATATTATGGAAAAGAAGATTATCGTGTGTTCGAAGAACGCCTTAAATATCTAATTAATTATAGGTAATAAAAAATGAAAATCAAAGACATAAACGTGTATGAGGCAGTTACTGATGCAGCCGCTAGAATAGAAAAAGGTGCTACTAGAGTTGCCGGCACTGGCGAAAAAGGTGGAACAGCTACTCAAAGATTAGCTGGTAGACAAGAAAAAATGTCTCAAGGTCCATATGCTCAAAGGAATACATCTCAACCTAAAGATGTAAAATATAACGCACCGGAAAAATATCCATCTACTGTCAAGCCTAGTGCTGAGAGACCATCAAAACCTTATCCTGCTGATGCTAGACCAAAATATGAGCCTAAGGATGGAAAAGTTGTACCTAAGAGTACTGCTACAGGTAAAGATGTGCCTACTACGTTTACTGGGATGCAAGGTTCTACATCTAAGGCTAAACCAGGAGCTGCTCCTAGGCCAGATTTCAGACCTAAGAATGTTGTAACACCTAAAAGTACTGCTACAGGTAAAGAAGTACCAACTAAATTTGACCCTGCTGATTACATCAAAGCAGCAGAGAAAGATGCAGCAGCGGCAGAAAAAGGTGTAGCGGGAGCAGAAAAAGTTGAACCAGCAGCAAGTAAGTCTGGAAGTATTAAAACTTCTCCAGGTAACATAGGAAAGGCTATGGCTGCAAGTGCATTGGCAGGTTCAGGTGCCACATACCTTTTAATGAAAGATAAAGATGGCAAGGAAGTTGTAGTACCAACGAACCCTGAAAGACCATATGAACCATGGGAACAAAATTTCCCTGGGCCCGATACAACAACCCCAGATAAAGATAAGCCATTTGTTCGTCCGCCACCAGGTGTTGTATTTTCTCCGGATGCAGAAGATTCTAGCACTGATTATCGTCCACCACATTTAGGTCCTGGTGAAAAGCCAGCGTATGATACAGAACAAAAAAGAGATGATTATGTATTTCCTGTACAGGATCACCCAACGTTTAAGCGTGATAGTGCAACGACGCCGATACAGAACAAAGTAGATCCTTTTGCTAATGTAGATTGGGAAGCAACTGCTGCAAGAGAGAGATTAAAAGGTAGTCCAGGATTGCAGAGTTCATTAAAGGCAGCGCAAGGACCAGGACCTGGCTATTCAAGTGAGCCTTTAGATTTAGATGCATTACAAAAGGCACGTAACCAAAGAGATGGTACAGGTGATAACGATAAAACTTTAGGTAACGAATTGCCTCCTATTGAAGATAGATCAAGATGGGCAGAACCAGAACCTAAAGCAGGCCCTGATTTAACTGATAAAAAATATCAAAGAGGTACTGTAGGTACACGTAGTCCTGATGAAATTGAGTGGGACACAAAACATCCTTATAGAGGTGGTCAATATCCTGGTCCAGGTTGGCAAGAAAAAGAAAGAGAGCAAGGCGAAAAGAATTGGGAAAATCTCAAAGCCTTAGGCAGTAAATTGAATCCACTCAATTGGTTTAAAGAAGATTTAGAACAATTTAATAGAATTAAGTCTTTAGCAAATACAGAAACTAAAAAAGAAATTTCAGAATCTCACGTAAATCAAACTGACATGAGACAAATGCTTGAGTTAATGTATGAGGCATCTAAGATGGCTGATATCAAAGGTAAAAAGCATACAGGCAGCTATGGTAAAGAATACGACACCGATGAAGAAGGTGATGAAAAAGAATCTAAAGC